CCCAACCTGTGTCCGCAAATACAGCGCAGTCGGGCCTCGGACCAATGTCCCCAGCTTCAGCCATCAGCGCCATAACCGTGGATTGAACACCCGCGCCCAAGCTGATTACTCGGAGGTTGGCGTTTTCGACAGGATTGAACAGGTGGCTAATGGTCATGTGCAACCCTTATTGCTTGTCCGATTTCTTGCGCGATCTGCGGGACGATGCTGTTTCCCAAGGCACGGAGTTGAGATACTCGGTTGGGTAGCCCATCAACCAGGCGACCCACTGCGGGTTCAAACTCCCACCACTCTTCGGGTCGGCCACCACTTGCCGCAAACCCTTCTGAACTATCCGTCCCGTTTCCTTGTCGTAAAACCTCTGATTGAGGTGTGTCGGCGGATTCCCGTTCTTGTCCACCACCTTGATGTTCTTCCACCCCGGTTCTTGGGCGCTTGGAGTTGGATACAGACGAACCGCGTGACACAGCATCACCTGTTTGTCCTTGTCGATCCTGTTCTGGACGTTGTGCGTGTCGCTCTTGGCCTCCGTCGTCGTCGGGGTCGGCCACAAACTCAAAACCCAGTTGCCGCTGCCCCGCGTTACCATCGAAGGTGCCGTCTGGTTCGCTTTCGCTGTCGGCGTGTGCAACAACCCAGATTCGTTGTCTGAGGTGCGGGGCGCCAATCGAGCAAGCTGGAATATTAAACGTCCTTGTGGCGTAGCCTTCGCCTTCCAAGTCAGTGAGTACTTCGTCCAAGCCCAGTTTGATGAGCCCAACAACGTTTTCTCCAACAACCCAAGTGGGCCGGAGTTCCCGGATAACTCTAAGCATCTCTGGCCAGAGATGGCGGGGGTCGTCTTGAGCAAGCTGTCTTCCTGCCTGTGAGAACGGCTGGCAAGGGAATCCTCCGCAAACAAGGTCGGGTCGGGAGTCGGGGAAGTCGGGGAGTCGGGCATGTCTTACGTCATCCAGTATAGGCACATCGGGCCAGTGATGCCTCAACACCGCCTGGCAGAACGGATCCTGCTCCACGAAACAGGTGGTCCGGAAATGCCCGGTAGCCTCAAGGCCACGGGCAAATCCGCCTATTCCGGAGAACAGGTCAACTGTTGTCAGCTGGCTCAATTAGAACCAGTACATCAGGATGCCGGAGACAACGCTTCCGACAAAGATCAACAAAAAATATTCCGGTCCCATTCTACTCTCCCAGTTCTCTTTGCGTTTGATGCGCTTCCATAAGTCCATCTTCAACCTCTCCTTCACAGTGGCACGTGGGGCAGTCGTCGTAGACTGCCCCCTTTCCATCGTCCCTCACGTCAACAGCGACGTAACCATTACCTCCACAGGTCTTGCAGATCATCTTCATCAGTCAATCAGTCCTTTCACAATAACACCATTTCCATAATCACGAACGCCACCCAAGACGACTTCGCCACGCCCCGCATAGCCTATCGTCTTCCACGAGTAGTCAGCATTCGCCAAGAACACCGCCCGTGCAAACCCACGCGGGGTAGCACTGCGAATGTTCTTCGTCCTCGCAGACTTGCCACCCGTCAAACCATGAACGGGCGAGAAGTTGCGTCCCTTCTTCGGATCAGCTCGGTCATACGTCAGCGTCTTATGCGCCACCGCATTCTGGCGCGGCATATTGAAACCGCCACCTGTCCAGAGACAAGTCTTCTTCCGATAACCGTCACGCGGGGGAATAACGTCAGGCCAACGCGGATGCACGTCGTCCTCCGGAAGATACCCGCCGTAGTCGCACGGATCAAACTTGTGATCCGGCTTGCGCCACAAACGCGGCAACGCACCAATGGGGTTCTCAATGTAGAACGGGCAACCCAACGCCTGACCAACAAGCATACACCGCTGAACATGGGCAGCGGCCTTGTCTTGAAATAACGGGTCGGCCTCCGCCTTCTTGGACCACCACCGCGCACCTGACGCAGCAAGATCTGTGCAAGGCGGGAAAGCGGACATGAAACACGCCCCCGTCCCGTGGCGACCGATGATCTCAAGAAGCGTGTCCGTATTGTAAAGGTCGGCGTGGACGTAGGTGATGTTGCCTTCCGTCCGCTCACCGTCATGCTGGATGTCGTAGGCGAAGCACTGATAACCAGCCTCGGCCCAAGGGCGCAAAGCCTCGCCCGTATAATCGTAAAGGGAAATAACGTGGTTTCTCATCTTTCTTCCTTTCTAGAAACGTGGTAGTTCGTAAAGGTAGCATGAAACATGGACCAAGGTCAAATGCTTCCCGTCACATATATACGGGCAAATTCAAAAAAGCGTTTTGAAAATAAAAATATGGGTGAAAAAAAGTGTAAAAGTGTGACGAGTACCTGGAAACAGTGGTTAAACCGTTGATCTGGTTGAAAAGTAGTCGTTACACTTCCCGTTACACTTCGTTACAGTTTAGACCTTCCCGTTACACTTTTCTAGCCAAAGAGCTGTTTGACCCTTGTTGGAAACGGGGTTAGTTTTGAGAAAGCCCGTATAGAGGAGTTACTTACATGAAACGTCGAATCGACTCAAAAGCTGAAGAGATCGAGGAAGCGCACGGACGCAAACTTACGAATCGACAAAAGACTTTTGCCCGACATTACGTGGATGGAACGCATTCAAATGCCGAGTGCGCCCGGCTGGCTGGGTACTCTGACAAGAACGGGATTGCGAAGATCCAGGCGCACAAACTTTTGAACACGAAAGATTTCCCGCACGTTGCGGAGTACGTTGTGGAACTCCGAGAAGAGCGCGAACGAAAGTATGGCGTCACCCTGATGGGGCAGTTGAAGCGATTGCGCGAACTTTCGGAAAACGCCGAAGAGGCCGGCCAGTTCTCTGCTGCCATCAACGCGGAGAAGACGCGTTCGGCGCTGGGCGGATTGACGACCGACAGACGCGAGACGAATCACTTCCACGCTATCGAAAACATGAGCCGCGACGAGATCGAATCCCGATTATCTGAACTTAGGCAGGCGCACCCAAGCGTGTTTGTAGATGCTGATTACGAGGTGATAAATGACACAGAAACCGGAGACGCTTCTATGGAACAATCTTCGAGCGAACTTCCCCAAAAGCTGGCACACCACACGGATTGAAAACCGCTTCGGCGGCGGGATACCCGACGTTCACATATGCGCGGAAGGCCTTCCTTTCTGGTTAGAACTTAAAGTGACCAAAACTAACCGCGTAAATGTATCAGCCCATCAAGTCGCTTGGAATTTCGCCTATTGCAAGTCGGGGGGCGTAAGTTTCTTCCTTGTTAAGGCCCTCGAACAGTCGAACCTATATTTGTTTGACGGGAGTCGGGGTCGGGAGCTAGCGGAACACGGGCTCAAGTCGGGTCGGGTCGGGGACCATGAACCGGGGTCGGTCAGGTCGGGGTCTGGGTCGGTCGGGTCGGGGTCCATCATTTCCCAGGAGATCGGGTCGGGGCCAGGGACCATGGTGCCGTGCCTCTGGTCGGGGTCGGACCAGCTCGGGCTCCAAGAGTTTCTGATCGGATACACCCGGCGCCGGATTGGCCAGCCTGGTCCTCGAGACCATCGGCCTGGGCCAGGGGTATAGGAAACCCCGGCCAGATAAATCTGGCCGGGGTTCGGCGGCTGGGTGCACCCAGCCGCCAGCGGCGCCATTAAGTGTCAACAACCGGCGCCGTATTAAATGCTGACATATATTTAAGTAATTCATTCCCGCTACTAAGGCCTACGGTGTTCCAATGATCACCGTCGATAAATACCACAACGTGGTATTTATCCCCCTCATAATTTTCGGTAACTTCTAAACGAACGTTTTCATCATCGGACAAACGAAGATCGATATCAAAACATAATTCCCCCATTTTAATACCCCCGCACAACAAAACCGCTAGTGTCGGCTTTCGCTTTCTTGCCCTTCGGATCCAGCCCGACAATAACGGGTTGCGGATCCAAGTGTCGTAAGTCATGTTCCGTGCCATCGATCACGCGGTGACCCATGAACGTGGCTGGCTGGCCTGCGCCAAATACTACCGCGACGTTGAAACCAGCCGCGAGTACTTGTTCGGCTTCCGCCTTGTTAGTTTCGGATAGGCTAAACGTCAGGTGATAGTTGGCTGGCCGATTAGCGTCTAACACGCGGCGCACGCTTTTGGTGTAATCCACGAATTGTATTTCCGGAAACCGGATTGGCAAAGGCTGGCCGTTGTCCGTTGGGATCCGCTCGAAAGCAATGTCCGTGGATCCGTTGGGGCGAACCGCCAGCTTTTTGTTTTCGCGACCCGCTTTCCGAATCATGGCGCGAACGTGACCCGCCATCTCGGCCATGAACGCTTGGCGTTCGTCCATGAAATATTGAGACTTGGCAATTCGGCTTTCGCGAACGGCGTTCGTCCCGTTTTCGAGATCGGTAACCATTGCGGCTTGGCCGCTGTACATTCCGAGACACAAGGCCTTGCAACCCTCGCTTGCGTTCGGGCAAAGATTGCCAACGCCTGCGGTATCGTGCGGGGCCATGTAGTTGATTGCGTTTAGCCAACCGTACTTGTCGGCCTTGATCGCTTTCGCGCTATCAGTGGAAAAGAACTTGGTAAACTTAGGCATGATAAACCTCGTTGGTTGTTGACGGGGTCAATATACCATGATTTCCCAGGATGTGTCAACGGGTCGGGGTCGGGTTTATTTCGAGCGCCGGCCAGGTCGGGTCGGGTCGGGTCGGGTCGGGTCGGG